CATGTCGGCCAGCATGCGCATCTCCTTGACGAGCGTCACGAACGGCGACTTGGTCAGGATCGTCTTGACGAGCGCGCGCGCCTTCATGAGCCGCTCGGACAAGGGCATCTGCATGAGCGATTCGCCACGAATCATCATCGCGTCGTGAATCAGAAACACCTGCTTGCCGTCGCTCAGTCGCGTGACGAGCTCGCCATCCAACAAAGTATCCTTCGGTAGCGTGTACGTGTAAAACTGTACAGCAAATGTGCGATCGATGAGCGCGGCACGCTTGACGCCGTCTTGAGTCTCACAGCACGCGAGCAGGTGGCGCACGCCATCCATCTTGTGACATGCGAGGTAGGCAGACTTTTTCAAAAGCGGGAAGTGTTGCCGCTCAATTGAAACAGGCTGAGGACCTGGAAAATACGTCGAGTCGGACGCAAAGCCCCATACCCGATTGACAAACGCCCGGAGAGCCAGGGCTTCGCCCATGTGTGTCTACTTATCTACACGAACGCCCGGTGTCTCTAAGATGTTTCCGATGCATTCGTACGTGTAATGACAGACAACCTGTGACTTTGTCAGCGCACCCACCTTGACGAGCTTCAAGAGCTGATCAAACATCGACTCGTACGAATCGGTCGGCAGTTTGATGGTCACCTTATCGCCCCGGAGTTTCTTGTCAACCGCCTTCGAGTCCATGGCCCAGACGCGCGCCGACGTCTTGGTCACCTCGTACAGACCGTCGGCCCACTTTTTGCTCACGTCCGTGTCGAACGTGAGGCCACGTTGACACGCAGGCTCCTTCGAACCCGCAGCCGTCTTTCGGCGAAACATTTCCCAGTCGACACCCTCCTTGACCGACGGACACACGAGCACCTTGGTGTCCTTCTCAAAGGGGTCACACAGCTTACGCAGACTTTCCTCATCCAAGTTCGTGCCGTAGTCAAACCAGATGATACGCTCGCCCGACTTTATGATTTTGGGAAGGCTGGACATGTCGGTCACGAAATGGACGTCCACGTGCAAACCTTTATGCATGGCGTACATGTGGATGTTCATGAGGGCGTGAAGCGTCGTCGCCGCGATCGACTTGTTACGAGTGACGACACACACGAACATTAGCCTTTTAAGCCTCTACGCCTTTAACTCAATTACAAACGGCTGAACGATACTCGATGCCGGGAGCGTCACCCCCGACGGAATACCACTGACCGTATAGACAACCACGGGTACCGTTGAAATGTACGTTCCAGTGACGACGATGTTTTGGGACAACTGATCGATGGCGACCGATCGACAGTTGACCGTCGCACCGGGGGCCCCAATCTGAACAGCCCATACCGGTGCACCGGCCGACGTGTACTTGACGACGAGGCCGTCGATGGTACCCCGGAGCGCAAGTGTTTGTGTGCCCACCTGGATCGACGTCGATGTCGTGTAGCCACACGAGTAGACGCTGTTTGTCGCATCGGTCGTACACGACGTGAGATATGTTTGACCGGTCCCGCCAATCTGCGTCGCCCATTGGAAATAGCCGAGCACAGAGTACTTGACGATGAATGCATACGTGTCAACGCCGGTCGCCGGGAAAAGTAAACCCCCTCTTCCGAAAAGCGAGGGTGGAATGCTCGACACGGGCGAGTTGTAAAACACGAGCGTACTGCCGACATAGGTGCCACACGTCACGATGTTCGCCGACACGTCCTGTGCGACGCTCAGCGATTGTACATTCGAGCCGACGTACTGCGCCAGCATCTGGATCGTTCCACTTGAAGTGTACGTCGCCAGGTAACTGTTGACGGTCGTTGACGTGACAGCCGCCGGTACACCGTAGAAGCTGTCGAAATCGGATCGCGTGAGCACGTAGCCCGTGTTCGTCTGACCGGCTGTGTTGAACGGCGTGAATGTGTTTGACGTGAAATACCCCGTGACGGACGTGAGACCGTTGATGGTTGTCGTCGCCGACGTCACAAAGATGTTTCCGGACGGATTGCCGGCAATGCCTGCGATCCACTGAAACGTCCCCGACTTGTTAAACTGGGTCAGGTATGTGTTCGGGCTGTACAAGCCGCTCGTCGACCCGTTGTATGTCGTGCCGATGGTCGACCGAGACACGCCGCTCGTTGACACGGACGTCGAGTTGGATGTGAACGTCAGGTAGGCGTTTCCGGGAAGGTCGGTTCCGATCGAAAGGAAATTTTGGTACGTCGCAATCGTCTGCCGTGCATTGGCACCTTCCGAACCAGCGACGCTTCCCGTGATGGGCACGAGCCATTGAGGCGTACCCGTCGCACTCGCGAGCTTGGTCAGGAACATGTCGTACGTTCCGGCCGTCGTCGTGAGCGTCGTACCGTATGCCGTCACGCCGTTCGTGTACAGCGTCACAGTCTGTGCACCGGCTGCAATGGTTGTACCGGAAACGAGGAGATCGCCGTACGTATCCACCTCGATGCCCGTCACGTTTGCTCGGCTCGAGCCGGGACCGCCGATCGTCGTGACCCATTGCGCCACACCGACCGTGTTGTACTTGACGATATAGCCCGTGTTGGTCGAGCCCGTGACGAGATTGAACGTCCCGAACGTCGACCCATCCTTGTTGTACACGACGAGCGTCGACGAGCCGAACGTCCCGCACGAATACATGTTCCCGACCGGATCGACGGCACTGTTCGACCCGCCATAGTTCCCGGTCCCACCGGTCCCACCATAGTAGAGGGCCAGTGCACCGTTTCCGGGTGCCGAAAAAATCTGACTCGTCGACGACCCACCGATCGTCCCGTCGACCGGTCCAGCCTCTTGGGTCGGAAACACGACACGGCCTTCGCCGCCGGAAATGTGAAACACGTTGTACGATCGAGCGTAGATTCGTACGTCGCGACCCGTCAAGCACGGCGTGAGTGTGAGATTGTGCTGCTGATTCTCGAGCGATGAAAAGTTGAGCGTCCCGGACGGCACGTCAATCTCGGGTGAAATTCCAAACGAATACATGTAAAACTGGCTGTCTGGAACGCGTGTGTGAAACTCGAGCCCTTGGATGACCCGTAGGTACAAGGCGGTCGCGTAATCGGGTGTGATGATGTCGACATTGTCAGCCGCCAAACGGAGCGACACCAGATGGTCCGTCCCGCCCGTGTTTGTGTAATCGTAGACGTTCGATGCATTGTCAGCCTGGATCACCCAGTACAGCTCGGCGACCGAGTTGACGAACCGCGAGGTGAGCGAATACGTCGTCTGGTAAAAGCTCGGCGGCAGTCGAAACTGAACAAGCTGAAATGTCTGGGTCATGTACGACAAGGGGTACAGTGTCATGTAGTCGCGCTCAGCCTTGGACACGTAGACGTAATCGATGAACAGATCGGCTTGAACCTGGCCGACATATCCACCGCTCGTAAAGACGCTCGCGGCGTTGAAGACGATGCGTAGCTTGGGAGACTCGTCGAGCGCGACGAGTGGTAGACTCACCGTGAATGGCAGCTGGATGAAATAGGCTGCCAGGTTGCTCGTCACCCCCTTGCCCAAGAGGGTTGTCAACGCAGATTGTTTCGCCTGAGGCACCGTAATCTCGTTGAGCATGTTCATCGTTTCGCCATAGTGCCGCTCGATAACCTGGTCTTTGTACATCAGTTCGACTCGGTCGATCATCGCTGTACCGGCCGACGGCTGAACGACCGTCGGTGCATCGCTCGGCCACGCAACCCGAAGAACCATCGTGCTGACGACGTCACCCGTCTTGGGAATCGACAGGGTCAAGTCTTCACCGAATGATACACTCTTCTCAAACTGCACTCGGATCGTCTGCGTCGCAAACTGTGCAGGTGGATCCTGCATCTCTGTTGTTCACGCAGAATATTTTACGATGTATGTGTCGTACGTGCTTCCACGGGCCGTAAGGATAGCCGCCGGGACGCTCGTGTTCGTGTTGTTGTAAAAGTTGGTCACGTCGGAAAATGACCCGGTGACCAGAATGTTGGATGATGTCCGGTCGTACGTCACGCTGCCCGCGAACGTGTACGCGTCGGCCGTAATGTCGTCAATCTGCGCCGCCCATACGAGCGTACCAGTCGGTGAAAGCTTCATGACGTAGCCATCCTGGCCAGTCACCGTGTACGTGCGCGTCGTGGCGAGCGTCGTCGTGCCGTACATGAGCCCGGTTGCAAACACATTTCCCTCTGGATCGGTCGTGACACCGAGACCAAAGTTTGATGCGGGCGAACCAGCCGTCGCGACGGCGAGTCTGATCCACTGAGCCGTACCGGCCGAATTGTACTTTGCGACGTACCCGGCACCCTTGGCAATCACACCTGTCGTGACGGTTGCGCTCGTCCCCGGCTGATTGTAGACGTTCCATGAAGTGGCGGTTGACGCGATACCACCCGTCACCACGATCGTTTTGTCGATCGCGACGGTCGGAACGACGATCCCCTGACCACCAGCACCGACGCGCGTCACCCATGTCACTGTACCGGCCGTTGAATACTTGGCCAAAAAGGCGTCGTTCGACGCACTGGTACCTGACAAAGACGTGGGTGTCCCGGCTGCGTTGTACACACCGAGCGTACCTGTAGTGTTCCAAGATCCAGAGACGAGCACCGACGCATCGGGGCTCGACGCGATACCAGTCGAGTTGACGGTGGCCGCCGCCACGCCAATCTTTGCAACCCACTGGGCAACACCGGCGTGTGAATACTTGGCGACGTATCCATCACGCGTGCCGACTGCCGCGAGCGAAAGGGTTGTCGTTCCGTCGGCATTATAAAATGCCGGCGAGCCAGTGTAGTTGCCCGTGATATAAACGCCCTCGGAATCGCTCGTCACGCCGAGTCCCGAACAGGTGGCGCCCGCCTTGGCGACCCATGTGACGTACTGGCCAAACGTGCCATACTTTGCGACGAACATGATCGTTCCACTCGGGGCACTCAGTGTCACAAAGTTTCCATCGACGTTGACAAAGTATGCAGTCGGTCCAAAGATTGGCGTGAACGTCCCGACGACGTACACGCTCGTCCCTTGGACGGCCAGCGCATTGACGACGACACTTCCGGCACCCAACGCCGTGAGCACGACCGTGCTTGCGAGTGTCGACGTCTGATCGTAGACGGCCAGGTAGCTGTCGGGTGAGCCACCGTACCACGGGAAGAGTGGTCCGTTGCCAAACTGAATGTCATTCCCCTGAAATGTACCGCCGACATAAAAGTTGCCCGACGAATCAAACGCAATCTGTTGAGGTCTGGTGGTCGGCACGCCCTCAAGCGTCCCGGTCGACGCACCGATGCCACCGATGCCGACCGTCGCAAGAACGTTTCCAGACAGGGGACGAGCACCCACTGTGGCGACGGTTGCAGTCGACGTGTAGATCCACCGATTGTCCGGCTGGAACATGGTTTTGAACGACGGGGACATGAAGCGGAGACCACCGATTCCATTTTCGACCCGAAACACGTTGTAGGTCCGGGCGTAGACGCGCGTCACGGTGTTTGCAGTGACGGACGGCGTCGACACCTGAATGTCTCGGATGCGAGCAAGGTTGACGCTCCCGGCCACTCGGTTGTTCGCCTCTGGATCCTGTGAAAATGACACGAGCGTCATTGTTCGCTGCGGCATGGATGAATGATACCGGTACGGCTCGATCGCACGGGCCGTCCAGTCAAACACCTTTTCGTTGTTAAACCTGATTTCGACCGGCGTCAGTTGATTGTAGACGTAGGGCCCCGTACTCACGGACGACTGGTTCACCATGAAGAACTCCTTGGTCGGACCGGCAATTTCGAGCCCGAAGCGCACTTCCGGCGACTGGGTCAGTGACGTCTGGCTCACGATGTACTCGCGGGCCTCGATTTCACTCTTGTCAGGCATGCGGACATAGTCGACGATGATCGACGTCTGGAGTGACGACGGTGCAATTGCGATCGACGTATCCTGTCTGAGAACGTTCGGCGTTCCGAACGGAAAGCTGTAAATGTACCGGCCGTCAAACACGTTGATGTTGAACGCGCCCGATGTAACCACGGCAGTTCGTCCACCGGCTGACGTTGCACCGGTTCCGTACTCGAACCATTCGTAGGATGACGCGGACGTGAATGACGTGGCTGTGTTGTACCGCAAAAATACGCCATTCCCACTGACCGTAATGTACTGGCCGTCAAATACCGGTGATTTGAACGCTGCGGTGTTTGCACCGGCGTACACCACGCTGAGCAGCACGAACGAGTCCCATGCGCCCGCCGTTGCAAACGTGCCGCGCGTATCGTACCGGATCCATCGGCTCGTCGTCACGTCCGACAACCAGTACACATACCGGCCGTCAAATATCGAGGCGCTCAGGTTTTGCTGAGAAATGCTCAGCACCGAGTTGTAGTTGAACGCGGCCCATGAACCCGCGGTTGTGAATGCGGCGTTCGTGTCATACCGGATGATGAGCGTGTTTTGGTACTTGTCGGCAAAGTAGACGTACCGGCCGTCGAACGTCGGTGTCACCTGAAGATTGATGTTGACTGCGACGACACCCGTCACTTTGAGATCAATCGTGTCGACGCTGAGACTCTGCGTGTCGAAGCGATACACGGTGTTGTAGGCACCGGCGGCGTCGTTCGAACCGGCGTATGCGTAAATGTACCGTCCGTCAGTGCATGCCACGCGTCGAGGTATGCCGGCAGGGAACACGACGTACGATGACGTCAGGAACGTCGCGAGTGTCTGTGTCGTCGCGATCGGCACAGACACGATGTACTGATCGGTCGACACCGCAAACACTTCGCCGTTGATGACAAAGCTCGCCTCGAACTGCGCATTCGGACTCACGTCACCCATCTGAACAAACGTCGGAGCGACAAAGGGTACCCTTGGATTCACGAGCCCGAACATGTTGTACGAAAAGACGTAGATGTACGTGCCGTCAAACACCGCCGTGTTTGAGTACAGGGTCGGGAAGACGGGTGTGACGGTTGACGACGCGCTGTTCAGGAACCCGTAGCCGCTCAAGGGAACATCGGTCGCCGTCAGACGCGAAAACTGTTCGAACGCCACGCGAACCTTTACATCCTGACGGTACAAATCCCGGATCGGCAAAGCCATTTCGGGCGAGAATGGCAGCGTGATGTAGTACGTCCGGGGAATCTGTGCCGTGCTCGTGTCACCCTTGCCATTGAGCAGCAGCAGCGCCGCCTGATTTTCGTACTGAACCTCGAGATCCTGGCGAATTTCAATGTACTCACCAGTCACGACATCGAGCGTCTGACCGCCGACCAAAAACTCTGCCGTTCGAATGAGATATGTGCCGACCGAATCGACATACGTCAGACCGACCGGTGGTGTAAACCCAGGGACCCACCCACCTTGCTCGAGCGTGAACGGCGCCTGGAGAGTGGTTGTCGCCGCGTAGGTGACAATGCCGGATGTACCCAACTTTGTGCCGAGCTTGTCGTCAAACCCGAAAAAGGCGGTTTCGGTCGCCAGGAATCCGATGCGTGCCACGCTCGCCGCGAGGGTAAAAGTCAGACGATCGACCCCATTGTACGTCACGGCAGTCAGGTATGCCGACACGGGAAGCCAGGTCAGAACGGCCGATGAATAAAAAGGCTGGTTCGACCGAACCTGTAAAATCTCCAGCACATTGCCAGACGAATCGATGATATAGATGTACGGCTGGAACGTGGCTGAGCTGACAGGGTAGCACCACCCGGGCTTGCGATAGAAGAGGGCGGGCAACGTACACTTGAGCGTCATCTTTTGAATGAGATCACCCTTGGTCGGAAGCGTGCACGTGACGGTCGATCCGAAAAAGACGTTCGACGTGTCGAACGGCACCTCGTACGATTCGAGTACGTAGGGTTCACGTTTGCGATACAGTGTCAGAAAGTACGTCTGTTTCGGCATCCCTGTGAGCCACACGTCTTGCTCACCACGCGCTGCAAGTCGAATGCTGGCACTCGACATGTCCTACATGTAGGCAATGGTTTTTTACGGCGCGACACAGGCGCTCTGGAAAAATACCTCGAACTAGTAGTGAAATGGCGGCAAATTTGCAGCTCAGGAAATTTGACCCCAGCACAATCGCGGACGACAAGGTGTGTGTCTTCATCGGCAAGCGTGGCACTGGTAAATCGACCCTCGTGACTGACATCATGTACTACAAGCGACACTTGCCGGTCGGGATCGTCATGTCAGGCACGGAGGACGGGAACCACTACTACAAACAGTTTGTGCCCGACCTGTTCATCTACGGCGACTATAACAAGTCGGCGATCGAAAAGGTGCTCGCCCGTCAACGAACCATCGTCGGCTCGGGACGCAAGACGGGTGCTTTTCTGCTCATGGACGATTGCATGTACGACAAGGCGTTCATGAAGGATACGTGCATCCGGCAATGCTTCATGAACGGCCGTCACTGGAAACTCTTTTTCATGCTGACGATGCAGTACTGTATGGATCTGTCGCCTGATCTGCGTGCCAACGTCGACTATGTGTTTGTCCTGCGTGAGAATGTCATCCAGAACCGCGAGCGGCTGTACAAGTCATTCTTCGGCGTCTTTCCGACGTTCGACATGTTCTGCCAGGTGATGAACGCCTGTACTGAAAACTATGAGTGTCTGGTCCTGGACAACACGAGCAAATCCAATCGGATCGAGGATTGCGTGTTCTACTACAAGGCGCCAATTCGTACGGGGTTCCGCATCGGTTCAGACGCCATGTGGCAGTATCACGCCAAAAACTACAACCCGAAACACCCACCGGCGCTTCAATCAACATCTGGAACACCTATGGTCAAGAAGGGGTCGTCGACATTCACAATCAAGAAGGTCTAACGGTTTTTTTCACGGTCATTAATAAATGCTCCGCCGATCTACGTCCGCTCCAGCTCGTCTCGGTCGCTCCCCTTCAGCGATCAACCAGTTGGCTCTCATGCTGGCAAACCTGCGTCTTGGCGCATCACCCATGAACATAAACAACCCGCGTAAGCGTCGTCGCAGCCCGACAGTTCGTCGGTC